GGCGTCGCCCGTTGAGGTGGCCGTGCCGATCGCGGCGGTGACGCTGACGCCGGCCGGACTGGCGAGCGCGTCGCCCGTGGCCGTCGCCGTCCCGATCGCACTCGTGGTACTCACGCCCGCCGGACTCGCGAGTGCCGCGCCCGTCGCGACGGCCGTCCCGATCGCACTGGTCACGCTGACGCCCGTCGGACTCGCCACGGCCGCGCCGGTCGCCACGGACGTGCCGATTGCGGAGAGCGTGGCGACGCCGGCGGGACTCGCCAGCGCGTCGCCGGTCGCGATCGCCGTGCCGATCGCCGCGGTGACGCTGACGCCGGCGGGACTCGCCGTCGCATCGAGCGTGCTCTGCTGCGTCGTCGAGACGAAGTTATCGACCTTGCTCTTCGCCGTGTTCGGGACGCCGGGGACGACGTTGCGGGCCTGCATCTAGTTTCTCGAGAAGATGTAGGCGAGATGCGTGATCATCGTGGGCGCGCCCACGGTGCCGCCCGCGGTCACGTTGATCTCGAGACAGGAGTTGACGGACACATCGAGCGTGGTGGCCGTCGTCAGCCCGCCAAAGGTGATCACGGTGCCGGCGCCGGCCGTCGCGATCGTGCCCTGCATCAAGAGCACGCCGTTGCAGTAGCCCCAGGAGTTCGCCCCGGGCGCCCCGACTTTGGGAAAGGTGAGCTCCGCCTCGAGGGTCCAGGGCTGCGCCGTCATCACCGGCAGCGTTTGCGCCGCGCTCGCGCCCAAGGACGTGCCGCCCGTGCCAAACTTCGGCGTGACGACGAGCGTGCAGGTGTTGACCGACATCGTGCAGACGCCGGCCGCGCGGACGCCGTAGATTTTGCCGGCCTTCGGATCGTTGGCGTAGATCGGCGTGAAGTGCAGCCCGACCCAGAGCGGCAGGATCGCGCCGGGCGTAATCTGCGCCGGCAAGGTGCCGGGCGCGACCGGCGGATCGATGAACGGCCCGTCCTGGAAGAGCTGCCGGCCCATCAGGCAAACCTCACGACGCCGGCGGCGGCCGTCGGCGCCGGCAAGGCGATGGTAAAGGTCCCCGCGGTGGAGGTGATGTCCGCGCCGAAGTCCAGCACGGCGACCGCCTTGTTACTCCGCGAACTGTTGTAGATGAGCGCCCCGCGCCCGGTGATCGTCGCGGCCGTGGCGACCGGATCCGTCGTCCAATCGAGGATCGCGGTGTCGGTGTCGAGGGTCACCGTGAAGCCGGTGAGCGTGATCCCCCCGGCGCCGTAGCTGCCGCTCGCCGCGACTTCATTGGTCGCGCTGTAGGCCGTCGTGCTCTTCGAGAGCGTCGCCGCACTCGTGTAGATCGCGATCTTGTAGACGTCGCTCGCCGTGTGCGGCGTCATCGCGAGCAGCTCTTGCTTGAACGAATTGCACCAAGCAGCCGTTATGGCCATCGCAATAGACCTTGCGTAATTCCTTCAATACCGCTACGATCCAACATGACTACCCGCCAACGCGAAGCCACAAGAGTCCAGAGAGCGAAATACGCGCTCTCCTACTACTACCGGAACCGCGAACACATCCTGAACAGACAGAGCCCGACTCGTCGCCCCGGCCAAGTGGGACGACCGCGGCGCGATCCGTTGGAGCGTGTGCTGGCGCGCGTCGAGCAGCATCACGGCTGCTGGATTTGGACTGGCCCCCGGAGCGACGGCGGCTATGGGTCGCTGACCGTCAACGGTCAGCACCGCGCCGCGCACCGCGTTCTGTATGAGCGGATGATTGGGCCGATCGCCGCCGGCCTGCAGCTCGATCACTTGTGCCGAAACAGGGCGTGCGTGAACCCGATGCATCTCGATCCGGTGACCTGTCGCGAAAATATGCGCCGCGGCGTCAGCTTCACCGGACACCACGCGAAGCAAACGAGCTGCATTCACGGCCATCCGTTTGACGAGGCCAACACGATCGTGTGGCGCGGGCATCGCTTGTGTCGGGCCTGTCGAAAAGCGATCAGCGCGAAACAGAGCGCCGCGCGAAAGGCAGAGCGCCGCGCGCTCGGGTGCAAGCCGCGCGCATCTCGCCCACGTTCGTAGCGCCGTGATCGCCATTACACCGACGCTCCGTCAGACTCGGGCGGCGCGTCCGTCACGTCTTCGATATGCGCGCCGATCGTGGCGCCGTCCGGGCCCTTCTGCATCGTCACTTTCCGGATACTGCGCGGGGCGGCTTTCGCGGCGGCGCCCATCTGCGCGAGCTGGACGGCCTGCGCGTGCCCGGCCTGGCGCGCGAGTTCGTTCTCGGCCGCGTCGATCTCCGCTTGCATCTGCATCCCGCGCAGCTTCATTTCCTCGAGGCGCAGCTGGGTTTCCTGCGTCATCGCGGCGATCTGGAGCTTGATCTGGCCGTCGTGTTCGAGTTTTTCCCGCTCGAGGTCGGCCTGCTGCGCGGCGATCTGCGCCTGGGCCTGTTGCGCCGCGGCGGCGAGCTGCATCTTCGTCTGCTGCTCGAGCTGGGCGATCTCTTTCGCCGCCTGCTGCTTGGCCTGGTCGGTCTGGACCTGGCTCTGGAGCTGCTGAATCACTTGCTGCGCCTGCTGGAGCTGTTCGCCCTGCTGCGCGGCCTGCTGCGCGAGTTGCTGCGGATCGGGGCCCTCGCCCTCTTTGGGCTTCTTGAACTGTGGCGGCGTCAACCGCTCCGCGATTTCGTCGAGCGTCGGGCCGCCGCCTTTGAGCTTCACGGCGAGATCCGCGATCAAGGGCGCGAAGGGCGACTGCATCAGGACATCGGCGAAGGCGGACTCCGCCTCGCGCTCGCTCTCGTAGGCCGGCCCGGTCGAGACGGTGACCGAGTGATCGCCCTTCGTGCTCACGGAGTCGGGATCGGTCGGGTCGTTGATGCGCTGGCGGCTGGCGGTGTCATTGGGTTGCCGCACGCCGACGTCGCGGGCGGTGTCGAGGACTTTGTCGATCAGGTCCTCCACGATCACGCCCACAAAGCGAATCATGTCGTCGTAGTGGTCGTTGAAATGAAACGACCCCATCTGCGAGGTGTCGGCGATCTGCTGGAGCGCGACGCCGGACTTTTCGTTGCGGCGCTGCGCGCTGGACGGCAGCGGGCTCGAGCCCATCGCCGACTGAATCCCCCGCCGCGCGGACTCGGCGCCCATCTCGAGCGCCTGGATCTGCGGTTCGTAGGGCTGCCGCTGCGGGAGCGGGAGCACCGTCCCGGGCAGGGTGTCGAGCGTCGCCTTGGCAAAGAGCACGGCGACCGGCTCGTGCAAGGACTTCTGGACTTCGGTCAGCTGATCCGGGGAGAACTGCCCCTCGTACGCCATGTAGGGCGTCTTCGGCGTCATGCCCACGAGCTCGGCTTCGCAGGTCCGGTAGTAACAGAAGAGCATGTAGGGGTCGCGCGCCAGCCGCGTCATCGAGAGGATCACGCGCTTGCCCTCGACGTAGAGGACCATCCCGTAGCAGCTGGCGATCGGGATGTACTTCCCCGGCCAGGCGGTGGTTTTGAGAATCTCGATCCCGTTGGTCAGGTATTGGTAGACCGTCGGGTAGTCGACCTCGCGCTGCTTCACGATCGACGCGCCGGCCGGCATCGTGGCGAGATCGAGTTCGTCCTCGAAGGCGGCGATCGGCGTCGGGGCCGGCGGCGGCGGCTGCCCGAGCACGGTCGGCAGCGGCGGCGGCTGGATCAGCAGCAGCTGGCGTTTCTTCGTCGTGATGGTCCAGTACTCGGCAATCAGGACGCGGTGCTCTTTGACCCACTGCGGAAAGTCGACCATCAGGCTCGCGAAATCGGTGAGCTTGGCCTGCGGGTACTCGCGCTTGAATTCCTCGTGCGAGCGGCTCTCGATCACGAAGCAGTACTTCTGGTCGCTCGAATCCGGGCGCCGCGCGTCCGGGTCCGGGTACACCATGTCGGGGTTGACGAGCGGCTGGAGCGCGATCTGGAGGTTGAAGCTGCGATCGGATTCGTACTCGGTCGTCACGCGGCAGAAGCCGTACGAGCGGTGGATCGCGTCCTGAAAGGCGGTCGTGTAGACCACCTGGGCGTGGCTGCGGTACTCGACTTCGCGGGTGTGGTCGGTGTAGAACTGCGCGCTTTGCTCCGTGGCGCCGTTGCCGGTCGCGCTGAACTTGATCGCGCGTTTGTTGGCCCGGACGCCGTTGATCACCTGGTTGAAGTGCTGGCCCAGCTCATCCTGCGTGAGGCAGGGCCGGCCGGCGGCTTCCCGATCCTTGCGCTCCTGGGGATCCCACGGGTCGCCGGCGACGTAGCGCATATCGGTCGCGGCTTCGGCGCGGATGTCGGCCCATTCGTCGGTCGCGTACTCGAAGCGATCGCGGAGCTCTTCGAGGAGGGCGTCGTCCTCGGCCGAATTGTCGCGATGCGTCGGGGCGGGCGTCTTCGTCGCCATTTAGGCGCCGTCGCTCTCGAGCGCCGGGGTCTCCGGGACCAGCTCGGCGGGCTCGGCGGGTTCCGGCTGCAGGGTGAGCGCGCGCAGGGTCGTGCCGTGCAGCTGGAGATGCGCGTCGACGATCGGGTGCCACTCGGCCAGGAACCGGCCCATGTGATCGAGGACCACTTCGAGCGAGGCGACGCGCGCCTCGAGCTGCGCGGTTTTCGTGCGATGGGCCTGTTGCTCGGCGGGATTCATGCGGCTCCGCGAGGGTGACAGGGATCCGGGATCGACCGTGAGACCCAGAGGGACCCGATCAGCCCACGATCGACCGGGTTGTCGCCTGTATTTTTGCGATGTCCGCGCTCGAGACGCGGTACTGCCCGTTGGGGTAGCGCGTGAAGGCGAGCCGGCCCGCATGAATCCAGCGCAGCGTCGCGCGGCGGGACAGCCCCAGGCGGCGCGCGGCCGTGCTGATCGTCACGAGGTCATCGCGGGGCGGCCGCTGATCCATCTAGCCCCACTTCCCTTTGGGCACATACGGCGCCGCCGCGGCCTGTTTGATCGCGACGGCCTGCGCGAACGTCAACACAAACGCGTCGGCATCATCGGGCGAGGCCTCGCCACGTGCCTGCAGATCCGCTTTCGATTCGATGACGAGTTGGTTGCGGGCGTTCAGGTGCGAGCCGGGCACGCAGAGCTGGTCACAGAGCGTGTCCTCGTCCGGCAGCGATCCCAGCAACAGCCAGTCTTTCGCTTTCGCGTACATGAAGGCGCGGTGGTTGGCCTGGTGGGGATCGGGACTGTCGCCACCGAAGTTGACCTCGTAGACGTTGGTGTGCCCGAGCGCCCGCAACCGCACGACGATCGCCGCGCCGTACGCCGAGTCGACGAACAGCGCCGCGATCTGATGCCCGGGCCGGCGATCGCTCAGCAACTCGGCGCACTTGGCGACGCGCGCGTTGCGATCGGGGTCCTTCTCCCCGGCCAGGCGCCAGGGCGGCAGGACCTCGCCGTTGAGCCCTTGCCGGAAGCGAATGACATTCCACGCCTTGCCGCCGCCGGACACGTCCATGCCCGCGATGATCGGCTCGTCCGGGAGCGCGACCAGTGTGCGCGACCGGGCCAGGGTCACGCGGGCGCGGTCGATGTATTGCAGTTCCGAGGCGGACGGCGGGAACCCGAGGATCCGGACCTTCACGTAGTCGGAGTCGATCCCGTAGTCGAGAATCTGCTGGGCGATCCGCTGCTGGTTCGGGAACCGCGAGGTCCGGCTGTCCACGCGGCGGTGATTCCAGCGCGCGGTCTGGCTGCCGAAACACACCTTGTAGAATTCGCCGCTGTTGCGGACCATCTGGCCGAGCGCGAACATCATCGGCTCCCCGTCGAGCAAGCCGTTGTAGGCGACTTCCCAGATTTTGTCGGGCACCTCGCTCGCTTCGTCGAACCAGTACCACGACGTCGAGCGCTTGGCATGCTGGCCGGCGAAGCTCTGCGCGTTCTGCTCTTTGCAGCTTTGCATCTGCACTTTCCACGTCGCCGGGTACGCCTTGCTGTAGATCCCGCCTTCCATGACATCGAACCAGGGCGCCGTCAGGCAGAGGCCGGTCCAGAACTGCACCGCCGGCCAGGTGCGCGATTCGAGCTGGAGATAACTGCCGGCGGTGATCGTGCCGTCGGAGTGGGGCCGCGTCGAGAGAATGAAATCGGTGACCCAGCCGCACATCGCGGTTTTCCCGGTGTCGTGGCCGGACGTCTCGCTCATCTGGATCGGCATCACCGGATCGGCGCCGTTGAACTGCCGGGCCTTGATCTCGGCGCCGAGCGCGCTGAGGAATTCGCGTTGATTGTCGTCGGGGCCGGGCTCGTCGGCGAGTTCCGTGTTGGATTCCTGCCACGGATACGCGCCGAGCACGAAGCGGAGCGGATCGTCGTAGCAGGACGCGACGAACTCATCGATCTCGGATTCGATGTTGGCCGGGGTCAGGTCGTGCGTCACGGCTTCGCCAGCCGCTTGCGCGCGGCGACCAGGCGGGCCACGCGCCCGGTCGCGTCGACCACTTCCACCCGGTCGACGAGCAGCTTGAAGTGCTTCGCGAGAATCTCGAGCGCGTGGACCTTGTCCCAGAGCTCGAACTTGTGCAC